CGACCTGACCAAACTCACGCCCCTGCACTTCGACATCCCCAAGGGGACGTACACCAAACATCAGTTCCCCGACCCGTTCGTCACGCCCAAAGGTAAGAGCATCAGCAAGCCGGCGAAGTGGTAGGCCTGGACCCGATTTTTTCACCCTGAAATTTTCGGAGCCGGTACGCCTCGCGCCGCCGCTCCAGCGACGCCAGATGTTCGCGCCGAATACGCCGGCGGGCGCTGAGCAGGGAGGCGGCGCTGCACCCCGGATGAGCTGCGTACCAGGCCGACAATTTCGCCGTCACGGCCCGCTCGATTCGAGCAGCTTTGCGCTCGCGCCGGGCGCTGATTTCATCCCGCCCGGCCTGACTGTATTTTGAAAATCTGCCGTGCCTCCACCGAGGCGAGCGCCACGACTTCAGAGACCTCCCGCCGTGCATTCGACACCGGCCGTTCGGCATGGCCGCCGTCCGACATTTCCCGCCCTGACGTGTACGCGCCCCGCAAGCCTTCATAGGGTATCCGCCCCTGCATAGGGTATCCGATTTTCGCGCTCGGAGAGGCGAGGACTGGCGACTCTTTTTAGTGGTCAAAATATGTAAAAGTTCGCCGACCGCGGAGGGCATTTTCTCACGTTTCTCTCGCGCTATTTTTCGGCCCGGCCGCACGCTTTTTTAGTGTGGAAATAATCGGAAAATTCGACCGCGCGGCAATCATTTTTGGGAGCCGAGCACCTGAGCACGTTCCGCCTCCCATCTATAGCTGTAAAGCTTGGAACGAAAGGGGAAGAGTCGGTTTATATGTCACCATGCTTTCTATATATATAAATCATGGTCTCTATCTTCGGGAGTGAAAGGGGATACGGGGAGCCACTGTTTTAACACCTGCCCGCTCTTGCTTGGCGAAAACTGATGCTTAATTCGCGCTCTCCCCAGACGAATTAATGTTCGTAACTTTGATGATTCAATGTTCCAAACTTTGACTTTCTTCGCGCCCGTTCAATGTTTGTAAGATTGAAGTTTTAATGTTCGTAACTTTAATTTCGGAGGGCAAAAATTGTCGCGCGGGCTGGCTCTTTTTTAGCGCGAGCAGGGGCGGAAAGTTTGGACATCTGGTGCCGCTTTTTTTGGTCTCTTTTTTGCCGTTTGTCGCGCCCGATAACGCGGGGTGTCGCAGCACTTTTGAACTATTAAGAATCCGTAAGGTGCGCGCGTTTTTTAGTGTGGAAAATAGCAGAAAGTTTGTCTCATTTTGTCTCATCTGACGATCCCCTCGGCGAACTGGCTGATGCAGAAGAGAAAGAAGAGGGCTGGGGAAAGTCCACGCCACTGAAGACCGGGGCCAGCCAGCGCATGGCGCTCGACGCCCTCATTGCCGTGAGTGCCTGCCGGCAGAAGACCACAGTCGTTACAATCAACTGGGGCGATTTCGAGGCCATCCGGTACTACTGTGACGTGAAGGTCATTAAAGCATCGGGCTACTTCAAACGGTAGCCATCTCCCGTAGTGTTGATTAGAAATCCTTATAAGACCGCCTGCATCCTATAATAGCCATTATGGTTTATCTGTATTGTCTTTGTCGGGTGCAGTGGACAGTGATGATGAATGTTCTTACCTCACCATCAAAAATTTAATGTTGACAGTCGGCAGTAAAGGTATAGAATGCCCCCGCGCAACACTTATATGGCGTGTTTCACCCACGCTCGATCTCAACGACACTCATAAAAGCCCCTGACTGGATGTAAGAGTTCAATCCTTTAGCGACGCAATGTTGAAGTGCGTCGATTCCGGCGTCGTGCGTTAGCAGTTCGAGCCGGGTCGTGCGCGCGCAGACTCCTGCCGTCATAGACGTGACGGCAATTGGGGCGGGTTCAGCCGTCCCGATGCGGTAGTTCTGCGCCTTGTCGGAGGCGCTTAGCTACTCCTGTCCCTCATCCGAAAGGAGAATCTGTATGAGATTGATTAGAGGTTTACGGCGAAGCCGCCTAATGGCCGTCGTGCTGGTGGCCGCTTTCGTCGTCGTGGGAGGTGTAGTCTTCTGGCACGCGTCCAAGCTCCCGGCCGAAGCCTTTTCTGTGGATAAACAACAATTGAAAGAGCGTCTGCGTAAAGGCGTCGGGAGTGAAGTCCACTTCGCCTCCGCAGTCTCAAGGCCCGAGCAGGTGGACGAGGCGGTCGGCTCCGCGGCCGATTTCATCTACTGGCGCTCCGGCCTGAGGATGTCCGACGAGACGAGGAAGAGTCTCGCAAAGGCGGAGAGCGATGTCCTGAAGGGCAAGGCCAAGCGTATCACCCTCGGCGAGTTGACCGACGACCTCACGTCGTCAGTCGTGGAGAGGCTGGCGACCGCCACGGACGAAGAGATCGAGCAGGCCGCCGATGCCTCGGCCGACGTGAATGGCGAAATCAGCTCGCGGGCCGACGGCAGGTGGGGCGTCCTGACTAAGGACGAGTTTGTTCGGCAGGCGAAGTCGGCCCGCGAGTGGGGCAGGCAGGGTGACTCGGCGCTGGGGGTCGCACTGCGCCCGATGGTCGAGGAAGGGGTGAACGAGCGTGCGTCTGCACTCAGCGCGGCTCTGCCCGAGCAGTTCGGACAGGCCGGCACGCAGGGCGTCACGCCGACGCAGGCGCTGCTCATCGTCTACTCCGTGGGGACGGACGACCCGCTGGCCGATTCGCGCGGCGACATTGAGCAGACGTTCGTGCAGCAGAGGATGGACGCGCGCCTGACGAGGGAGCAGAAGAAGGCGCAGAAGAACGTCTCCGGCCACCCCTACGGCGAGCACGGCGCGTTGCACCCGTCCGCCGCCGCCCTCTTCTTCAAGACGGCTGCGGGCAAGCTCCTGAGCCGCGCCCAGGGAGGTACCAAGTGATGAAAAAGCTACCGCTTGTCTTATCGCTCTCTCTTCTGCTTCTCCTTGCGGGGTGCAATCCCTTTGCCGAGCAATATTGCCCCTTGACCGGGCCTGCTAACGCGCCCTACAGAATCAACTACCCTTGCGTTGTTACTGAGACTAACCCTTGCCTTGGGCCCGGGGACACAGCAACCGGTACCGTGGGAGCGGATGGAACGTTCAGGGTTCCGCAGCATGGGTTTAGCTGCTCCTTCTTACAGTCGATAGCCAGATTCGGCAGCAACCAGAATCTCACCCTCTCGGCCAATCCGGCGTCGGTCTACCTACCCACTCCTCCCGCGTCGGGAACCATCACCGGTCAGAGCTTCGATGCTACTTACGGAATGCCCCAGGTCGATTACTTCGATAGCAACGGCTATCTGATCGGGTCGGCCAGCGCGACTTCCGTGTCGGGTGATGGAACGTCGTTGCAGGCAAACATGCCCGACCTGTCCTCCGTTTACTCAGGCACCTACCAGGTGAAGGTAACCAACAAGACGTACGACGGCTACTACCTGAACATAGTCGGCTCCGCGACCATGACCGGATGGGGCAGGGACCGGGTTGACTCCGACGGCGACGGGTGGTACGACGACGAGGACTGTGCCCCTTACGATCCGTCCCTCAACTACAGCTGCGTCGAGACATGCGGCGGCGACGGCATTCACCCGATTACACTCTGCGAACCGCTCTACTGATTGTCTCCTCCACTCTTGAGACAGCCTATGAAGGATTTCGCGGTAGCTGCAAGCGGCCCGGAACGAGCCGGGCATCTGAAGTAGGACGCTCCGGGGCGGAAGTGAGCAGGTCATATCGAGTTGCTCACTTCCGCCTGCGGGGGCTGACAGAACTCAAGTGAAAATTCAAACAAGGTAGAAGGGAGTCCCGGGCGGCGGGAATGATGCTCAAGCGCACGCGGTTCATGGCTCTGTACTCTTTACCGCGCTGGCGCGGGTTCATGACGGCTGGCAGCGGCGTATTCATAAGCCTGCTGCTGACGCTTCTCCTCGGCGCGGGCTATGCCCGCCTGGGCGCGCCGGCGAGTGACCGCACATCCCCGCTCACATACGTAGCGGTCGGAGACTCGACCGGGATAGGCTTAGGCGCGCGTGACGGCGGCGGGTACGTTGATCGCCTCTTCGCGCGGGTCAAGCAGAAGCGCCCGGGCTCTACCCTCATCAACCTCTCCGCGGCAGGGGCCACGACCGCGGACGCCCTGCACAAACAACTCCCGCAGTTGGGCGGCACCCGGGAGACGCTCGTCACGGTATGCATCGGCCTGAACGACCTGCTGCGCGGCTGCCAGGCGGAACAGTTCGCCGAGGATTACGAGGCACTTATCACAAGACTAAGGCAGTCTGGCGGGCGCATAGTCGTGACGAACCTCCCCGATGTCGCTTCTGCGCCGGTGATGGAGGGTAAGGCTGACGAGTCATTACGCCCACGGCTGCTGCAATTCAACAGAGCCATAGAGCAGGTCGCCGAACGGCACAAAGTGACATTGGTCGATCTCTATAAGTCGAGCGGCAACACATTCAAGGCGCATCCGGAGTTTTTCTCCTCTGATGGGCTGCACCCGTCTGATGAAGGATACGCTTACTGGGCTGACGTGATGTGGCCGCCAGTAGAGCAAGCCATCAATCAATAGTCGTGAGAGTACATGAATAGAACGTCCTATAATCTTTATTACGTCCGCTTATATATTTGAACAATAAGTATGGGTATATCTTATTGGTCTTTATAGAGTCCATCACTGATGGCGTTGCTCGTAAGCAATCACGGCCTCGACGGCGCCCTCGTGCATGGTCTCGGGGCGGACATACATCCAGTGCTTCTCAAACTCCTCGTCGGTCATCTCCGGCCGCGCGGCCCGCTCTTTATCCTTCAGCCACTGCTCGGCCCACTGGCGGAGTTCCGGGTCGCGGTTAAGCGCTGTGCGTGCCGCGTGCATGTTCATGAAATGTGTCTCTCCACACTGAAGCAAAATTAGTCGGTGCCATTATAGCGCTCGCACTGCCGCGCAATCTATTCGGAGCCCTTTTGAGGTGCGGGAAAGTATTGCGTTTTGAGCTCGAAACTTCCGGGTGTCTCAGGTGCAAATCTGAGTTTTTCAGAGGTTCTACGCAACGTTCAACTGCCGTCCGCCCTCGGCCGCCACGTTGATCTGCACGGACGGCCAGATAATCGCCTCAAGCTCGGCGTCGGTCATGGCCTGAAGTTCGTCGGCCATAAATTCAAGCAGCTCGTCGGGGACGCTTTTTAGGTGCTCTCTCCACAGCTCAACGAAGCGGCTTAACGACTCTTCGTCCAGCGCACGTGCGAGGCCGCGCAGGGGAGGGCGCGAGGGCACCTCGCGGGCGCGGCGTCGTAGCCACTCCATCAGCGCGCACGAACGGCGCGAGGCGGTTATCGTGGCGAGCGAGCTGCCGACGCCGTAGAGTTCGACCATGACTGCACGCCAGCGAGGCGCGCAGCCTTCGACGTTCCACGGCATCGGGCGCCCGCATTCGTGGCAGCCGCCAGCGAACTGGTCGGCGGGGTCTTTCGGGTCAGGCAATAAATCGCCGAGCGCGTGAGTAGCACAAAACGCGCGCCGCGCTTCCTCGGCATACAAGGCGTCTTCGGCCCTGCTGACTCGGGCGTCCATCCTCACGACCTGCATTCCTCCCTTCAAGGTGCGAGCGGGAGCGCGCCGGGGCTCGCGTCTTCCGGCGCGTCTTCGTAGCGCACGCGCATTTCGGCCGGTGCACAGGGGCCAACCTCGGCCGAGTCGCCGAGAGCACCCGACAGCTTTTCGACTCTGCTTTTCGTGCTCACGCGGCTTCCCTTTGTTCGACGTACACGATTTGAAGTGTGAACGGGCTACCACAGCCAGGACAGTTCAGTTCGTAGGTGTCGCCGGGGTTCTCTACAAAGCCCTCCCGCATGACGGGCGACCTCTCGACCTCTGCGGCGCGGCGCTCGCACAGCGCGCAGGGCTGGCCGTTGCCGGTCGCACGCTCTAAACTCTCGACCCGACTCTTAACGCCCATTCTTGCCCCCCTTCTTATCCGCGAGGAATTTTTCTAACTCCGCGACCCTCGGCAGAAGGTCTAAGGTTTCGACGGTCTTGTGCGCTCCTTCGATGATCGCGCGCGCGGCGGCCACTCTCGCCGAGGCGGGCGCGTCTTCACTCTCCGCGATGCCTATTAGCACCTTCGACGCCTTCGCCACGTTGGACGTGAGAGACGCGGCCCCGGCCTCCAACAGCTTGCAGCGTTGCGCCCTGTACGCCGTTGCGAAGGTCTCATCTTTAAGCCAGCGCCAGAGCGTCGTCTCCCCGACCCCTGCGTCCTTCGCGGCGGCGCGGACTTCGCCGAGGGCGAGCAGGGAGGCCAGGGCCTTGTCCTGCTTAGGTGTTAATTTCTGGCCGGCGTCTTCCATCGTCTACCAAAGTCTTCCACCTGACGCGCCGTTTTCAATATGCAATTACGCGCCCTTTATGCGAGCCCCCTGCATAGTGAACAGAAGACCTGTGCACAAGATGTTGCGCGGGCCTTCATGGCCGAACAGTAGGGTTTCATTATCAGCGGACACAATAGCCATTAGCGGACGCGGGGATTATGGCTCTACATCACGCCGGGCAGTTCTTCGATTGATAACTCCTCACCCGTCTGTTCATGGTAGAGGGCAACAGCCTCGGCGTCCTGAGCGAAGCTTCGCAATAGCCCGTTGACAGGCTTGAAAGCTTCAGTCATGGCTTTCAGCCCGCCACCCGTCGCCTCGATTACTTCAAGAATCTGACGCCCGAGCGGGTCGCTTTCATCCAGAGTAGATAACGCGGGGATTTGTTGGAGGGCGCGAAGCTCTTCCAAACTGGCGAGCAGGCCCTCCGATGCCTGCCGCAATGAAAAAGAGTGGGAAACAAGCCATCGGATCAACGTAACCTTATCCGCAGCGGTCAATTCTTCCATCAGTTCACCTCAAGGCAGAAGGGAAAAAGCGCCGGGGATGGTGTCGGGGTCAAGACCCCAAGCGCGCGCCATCTCGCGCATCTCGTCGCGCGTGTTAAGCGCGAACTCTAGCCGTGGATAATGATATCCTCGGAGGGCGTGAAGCGTCCCCGGCATGAGCGTTTCGCCGCGTGCGCAGTTGATGGCGTGGCCGAGAAGAAACCTCCAAATCGAATACGCCCTCTCCTCCGGCGTCAGCCGCTCCCACTCTGGACAATCGCCGCAACGGGCTATGAAGCGCATTCCGTGTCTCCCTTAAAGGCGATCCATGCCTAAATGCGACTGCAATGCGCGGCGAAACCCGGGTGAGGACTCGGAGTGTTCGAGCACAGCATTCCCAGCCGCCCGTATCCCCGCCGTGGTGTTGAGCCCCTTCTGCAAGATTGATTCGGGGCTGGCCGCCTCCCACGGTCGCAGCGCATTTACGACCCGGCCGTGTGAGTCAATCACGGCTGTCGTGCGCAGTTCGTCGCGCCTGTCCATCGCGTCGAGGCGGTCGAGCACGGCGGCGAGCACGCTCCCCGTCACGCCGGCACCCGACGCCTGCCCGAGCGGACGGCCGCCGATGGAGGGCGAAGGCAGAAGCGTGTTTCCGTTGACGGTAATCGGAGAGGCGGCAGAGCCGGGGACGTTGTAAAGAAATTCGTGCGGCAGTTGCGGGCGCGTCCCCTGTCCTGTGGATGCGGCGTATTGGTCTATCAGCTCTTGCACGGGCGGGAGGTTGATAACTTCCGCGAGGTGAGAGCGAACCTGTCCGCGCCCGTATGCCTGCTCGCCCATCGCCTTGATCTGTTGGAGCGTGCCCATGTCTTTGACATCGACGCCGCGGGCCTGCTGAATGGCCTTCTGTAATTCCTTCTCCGTCTTATGTGAAAAATGTTTCCACAAAGCCAGCCCGCCGATGACTGAGCCGGCAACGACGGCCGTCCACGGGTTAGTCAGGAGCGCCCCCAACGAACCGAAAGCGCCGCCCCCAGCCGCGCCCGCCCCCGCCGTCGAGCCCGCAGCCGTAGAGCCGCCGCCGAGGCCGAGACCCAAAGCCGCACCGCCACCCCCGCCGAAGAGTGCCGCGGCCGTCCCGCCGCCGAAGACCGACGCTATCCCGGCGCCCGGCGCCGCGCTGAAAATGAGAGGAGCCGAAGCGCTCGCGCCACTGAACAGACCACCCGCGGCGGCAGACGCCCCAGCGGATGCGGCGGCAGATGAGCCGCCGAGGCCGAAGAGGCGCCCGACCCCGCCCAAGAGACTACCAAGCCACCCGCCGCCCTTACTGCCACCGCCGAACAGCTTATCCGCCAGCTTCGCGGCCTCGGCTTTCAGAACCATCTGCGTGACCGCGAGCCCCCAATCCTCCCCGATGGTCTTGACCGTCGCGCGCCATCCCTCGCGGACGTGGGAAAAGGCGTCGTCAAGGGAGGACATGAAAATCCCTTTCATGTTCGCGGAGGTAAAACCCAGCTCGCGGAAGGACTGGCCGAGGCCACTGACGCGCACTCTCACCTTCTCCAACTCTTCCCCGCCGCGCTGCCCGAAGTCCTGTACGGCCCGCTGGTCGTCGAGCATCAGCGCGTACATCATCTGCAACGCGGGTATGACATCCTTCTGCGCCACGTCGCCGACGCCTTCGATGTAGACGCCCGAGTCTTTCAGCTTGCCGTTGAAGAGGCCGACCGATTCGGCCATCGCCTGAAGGCCCGCCGCCAACTCAGGGTCTACGCGCGGGCTCTGCCCCTGCCAGAGCTGATCGTCTAACTTACTGAAGTCAACCCCCGACCAATCGGAGCCCGCGAACCGCCCTAGTCCCGTTGTCAGGTCGGCGCCGCCGTAGTCGCGCGAGGGGGTGCCGGCGAGGCCGCGGATCACCGCGAGTTGGTCGGCGGGGCTCAAGTCTTGAAATCGCCCGCGCCCTTCGTCGGGCGAACGGTCGCCGCGGGTACGCCAGTTAGTTGACGCGGCGAGGTCGCGCACGGCCGCCGCCAACTCATCATCGCGCGTCGGCACGGCCTCGCCCCCGCGTACCGCGTTGAGAAGGCGGGAGGCCGAGCCGAACTGTTGGTCGTAACGGAGCGGATAAGCCGACTGCTCGACGCGTTGCGCCAACTGCCCCGGCGTTCCCGACTGAGACTGCCGGGCCGCCACCTCGAAGAACTTTCGGATGGCGTAGTCGGGGTCTAAGGTCTGCTCACGCGTGCCCCACCCTTTGCTCGGCCACATCTGAAACGGGCCGAACGCCCGCGGGACGCCCCGACTATTCCTATCGCCTTCGTTGTTCAGGTTAAAACGCGACTCGACGTTAGCCGCCGCAAAGGCCGCCTCAATCTGCTTCTCGGTCGCGCCCACCTCGCGCGCTATCTCTAAAATCTTCTGCGCGAACTCAACCTGCACTTGCGACCACTGCCCGCCGCCGAGTGCGCCGCGCCCACCCTGAAACAGCCCCATCACGCCGCCGGCTTTCTGCATCTCGGCGGTGAAACCTAACTTCCACCCCTGCGCGGCGTAAGCCCCGAGGGGTATAAATTCAGTGGCCGGGCTCTGCGCGCCAATGCCTTTGGCGAAGTCGCCCAGGTATGACTTCGCCAAGTCGAGCCCCGCGCCCGCGGCGCCCTTCGCCAAACCCGCCTTGATGTCCGCGCCGAGCTTTAAAGCCCCGCCCGTGAAGTCGCCCGAGGCGAGCGCGCGCCCCGTGGCCTCAAGTAAGCCGGTGACGGGGGAGATGGCGGATTGAATGTTAGACGCCACGCCCGCAGCGCCCGGGCCGCGCACCACATCGACGGCCTGCCGCAAGAAATCAATGGTGGTAGCGTGGACGGGTTGGGTGGCGACGCCGAGTAGCTTACTGATCGCCGTGTCATACCGCCGGGTCATGCCCTCAACGGTCTGCGTCATCTCGTCGGCGGCTTGCGTCCATTTAGGGCCAGTAAACGAATGCGTGAGGATGGTTATGAAATCCTCACCCGAGAGCGTGCCCGACGTGATAAGTTGCTCGGCCCGCTTTTTGGAGACCTGCAACTCCTCCGCGATAATGTCGTAAATGGGAATCTTGTTTCGGACGAACTGACGCACGACGCGCGCGTCTACTTTGCCGGTCTCAAGAACCCTCTCGATCAAGTCGGTGACGGCCGCGACCCTCCCCTCGCCCCCGCCCGTCGCCGTCGCCTGCGTCGCCAGAGCGCGCACGAGGTCTACCGCGCGCTGACCTTCCACGTTGAAAAGTTGCAAGTCCTCGACCGCGTTGACGAGGAAGCCCCGGCCGACGTTCGTGCGGAAAGCGATGTCGGAGATTTCCGACAGTTCGCGCTTCACGTCCGCGGCACTCCCGGCGACGAGGCCGAGTTGGATTTGTTGTTGCTTGAGGGAGTCGTTATAGGCGATGCCGCGCTCTGTGGCGTCCAGCAGTGTGCCGCTCACTTCACGGTAGGCTGCCGCGATGCCTTCGCCGACGACAGGGATTCCCTTCAATCCCGCCTCGGTGATGTTGATGAGTTTATCGACCGCGAGGCCGAAGTCGCCGAGCGCGACCTTCAGGCCCGTGTTGAGCTTGGCGGCGGACGACGAAAGGAGACCGTTGAAGGTGTCGGCGAAACTGGCGGTGTCGCGCTCGGCGTCGGCCGTGAACTGCCGGACGAGCGCGCGCGCCTGCGACAAGTCACCTTTGAGCTTGTCGCTCGGCGCGCGAAATTCATAAGTCAGCTCATCGGCCATAACTTCACCCCTTCACCGGCAGGCCGCGCCGTCGCATCTCTTCGGTCGCGGCCTTCTTCACACGGGCCTTTAAGTCTCGCTTCTGCCACTCGCTCGGCGAGTAGACCTCGCGCGCTGGTATCGTCGCCGTGCCGCGCTGGTGGTAACTCGCGGGCGCGGGCAGGCGGAAGGTGATGCGGTCGCCCGAGACTTCGATCAACTCGCGCAGGCTGTCTACACTCGTCAGCCGCGCTCGCGTGGCGCCCGTCCTTTCGAGCGTGCGCGTGCTGTACCCTTCCGAAATCTTGAGGCGAATAGTCTGCGGCTTATCAGGCTGCCACAGCCCCGAAGCGCCGGCCGCCCCCTCGGAATCGAACTGCTCGCGCTCGACATCGGCGACCCATTCCGTGACGGGCTCGCGCATCAACTCGCCGGGGTGCTCGAATGCCGATTCCATCTGGCCGAACGCCCGTTCAAGTGCGCCGAAATTAACGCCCATCGTTTCACCTCAGAAACCCGCCGGGGCTTCACCTTCCGGTTTTTGAAACAGCACCGCGAGGCGAGCGCGCATCCGGCATTCGTGCATGTGCTCCCGCTGTCGCCAGGCTAAAAGCAGCTCCCGTGTGAGCGGGTCTGAGACCTCCGCAAGCCTCCCGCCTTCGGCCGCGAGCCACTGCACCGCGTCGCACACGGCCGCCACGTCCGGCCCCTCTTCAGTCTCTTCGCCCGCCCCGTGGAGCCGGTCAACCCGCTCTCGGATTGCCGGGACGAGCTGGCTCAGTTTTTTCTGAGTGCCGCCGTCGCGCGGCTCAGGTGGTAAGAGTAAGCGCGCGCCTTGTGAAGCATCGGCACCGCCCCCCTGTAGCCCGAGTGCGCGACGTGCAGCGCGTCGTAGCCGCTGGCGAACTCCTCGATGTTCCCGCCGAGTTTGTCCGCGCCGCCCGCCTGCGCCTGCGCCGCGTTGAACGCCGCGAGGCGCTGAGAGTCGGGCCGCCGCAGCGTGTGAGAAACTTCGATCATGCGGTTGCCGAACGGCACGCGGAAGCGGTTGACGACCGCGCCGGTTGACGCGGCCCACGACGGCCGCGCCTTCGTCTTTGTAACGGGGGTCGGGATGGGCTCGATTCCGAAGACGGCAGCGTTGATAAGCTCGGCCTTTTCCAGTGGGCCGAAGAGGCGGTCACGCCAGTCCGAAGGCACCTCTTCGCCCTCTTCGCCGATGCCCTCGACGCCCGACATGAGCACATCGAAAAGCCAGCAGCCGGCGGCGTTCATTCCGCCGAGCTTCAGCGCCGTATCCCCATCCTCTTCCGGCGCCTCCGCGGCGAGGGCCGCCGCCATCATGCGGGCGAAGGTGACGAGCGTCGTATCGGCCAGGGGCTCACATATTAGCGTCACGTCAACGCGCCCCTCCTCCCCCCACAGAGAGACCGGGAGGCGCTGGCGGGCCGTCGAGTCGTACACGTCCGCCTCGGGTTCGTCAGCCGTGCCGGCGTCAGGCTCGGGCTCTCCTTCGTCGGCGGGCGTCGCCTCTTCGGCCGCGGGCTCGCGGGACTCTTGCGGCTCGGTCGCACCGACCGGCAGCGGGTTCTCTGTCATGTCCTGATTAGGTTCCGTGCTCATCCGTTCATCCTTTCGCAAGCGACTCGGCGCGGCGCTTCGCGCTCTGGTAAAAGCCGACCGCGAGACGTTCGCGCGGTGGCAGCCTGTAGAACTCTTTCAAGTCCAAATCCGACAACCTTTCGAGCAGCCCCGAGCGTGTGAAGGTCGCGCGGCCCTCGGCCTGCGCCTTGAGGCTTTCAAGCTCCGCGTCCATGACGAGCGTCGCGGGCTTGGCATCAACATTATGAACCCTTTTTGATTTTCTCATAAGGGTTTGTTATGCCGCTTTTTTCAACGTGGCCCGTGCCTTCCGCTCGGCGTACAGCCTGACTTTGGTCTGAAGGCCCAGGGAGACTTCGCGGGCGAAGCGCCGCGGCTGTTCGTCGCGGCATCTGAGCAAGGCTTCGAGCCATTCGTTTATGATGAACGGGCCTTCCCTCTTCATGCCTCACCTCAATTCATCGACAAGGCGACGCGCGAGCGGAGAGCGCGTCGCGTGTCATACGTGCAGTTGAAAAGCGTCCGGTCTAATTCCTGACTCAGACACTCGGCGAACGTGCCGCGGGCGATAATCTCTTGATTGATTGCGTCAGTCAGCGTATCCGCGTCCGCCGCCGGGCGGGACGGGTTGGGGTCAAAGTCAGTCCCGCCGAAGGCTTCGAGCAGTTGATAGTCCTGCCACATCTGTTCGAGCGTGGGGCCGCCGAGACTGACGCGAATCGCGGAGGCCCGTTGGCAGCTCTCGTACCAATCGCGCGCCCTCTCGGTGACAAGGCGCAGCCAGGCGGTGAAATGGTCTTCGGTCGAAGTGTTCACGCGACCCCCTCTCTAATCGGCACGCCGAGCGGGTAGCGGCTCGATATGCTGTCCACGATCTTGTAGACCTCGTTTGATTCGAGCGGCGGCGACACCCTTTCGACGTTGACCCTCATCAACTCCTGAAGCAGGTCGCCGCGGCTCCCCACTTCGCCTTTGCCCCACAGCGCGCACCCGACGCGGAACAGTCTTTCGTTGCGCTCGCCCTCGACGATGGCCGTGCCGCCGGCAGAGGCTTTACGGTCGCGGTAGGCTTGGAAGTCCACGGGCACGCGCGGGGCTTCGCCCTCGGCGCGCGTCAGTTCTTCGACGAGCCACGCGGGCGCCTCGGCGATGTAGACGTTTTTCTCGACCTCGTACCGGCGGCCCGAAGAGTGAACCGAAGGCGGGGCGACGAGATATCCGCCCTCGGCCTTCAGGTCGATGCCGGGCGCGAGCTTCGCGCGGTGCGGCTCGACGCCTTCGGGCAGGCGGAAGACGAAATGATTGCCGAGCGAGCCCGTCCGCACGGTAAAGGTCTCTAACCAATCATCCCCGTGCGCCTCTACCAAATCGCAGAGCGAGGCGTCGCCGCCCGAGCGCGGGTCAACGTCCACGCCGAGGAGCCGGAGCGGCCCACCCATCGCCCACGCGAGATTTGCGTGCGGCTCTTTGGCGAACCATCGGCGGATTGCGGCCTCGTCTTCGGTCGCGTTCTTCACGCCGCGGGGAGTCAAAGCGGGAATCGGGTGCTTGCCTGCGCTCCGGCATTCCGAGCCTTCGGGGCAATGGCAGACGCCATCCGTGCAGCCGTAGACGGGGAAGACGGCGATCCCCTGCGCGGCCATGTTGAGCGCGTAGGGCAGCGCGTCGGATTCGGCCTCTTCGGGCGTTTCCGAAAAAGGCGCCTCCGCAAACTCTTGAACCGGCGCGGCTTCTGGCGCACCCCCTAGAGAAATTTCTCTAGGGTCGCCGGGGGGGTCTACCTCAAAATCGGTAACGCTGTCTTTACCACTGTGCGGCGGGTCGGCGGGTCGGCTTGCTGGGTGCATAACGTCGCGCAGGCGCTCGCGGGCGAGCTTCTGTTTGATGTGCTTGCCGATCTCGATAATCTTTGCCGCGTGGCGCTGGGCGGCTAACTCGGGGTCGCCGCCGCTGTCGAACTCCTTGACGAGCGCGCGCTCGGCCGCCGTCATGACCTTCGTCCACATGCCCTTGACGACCGCCTCGGTCGCGAGGTCTCCGGCCGCCCAGCGTTCGCACTCGTCACACTCCCCTGACCCGGCCGGGTGTCCGCACGCGGCCTCAACCGCCTCGGGCTCGGGCCTCTCTTCGACCGTGACGACCGGGAGGGCGTTGATGGCCTCGTCGAGCAGTTCATCCGTCACGGCGGCGCGCGGGTTTTTCCAATAGTCCTCAGACTGTCGGGCCTTGAAGTAGACGGACTCGGCGGCGTCTAAGAGCGGGTGCGCCTGATACCAGGTGAAAAGCTGATCCTCGTCGGCCCGCTTGACGGTGACGAACTCTCGGCCGCACGCCTCCTCTGCCGCGCGCAGGGCGTCGAGCCTGGAGCCCATGAACTTCGCGGCGTTCTCGGTCTTACCCGTGTAATCGAAGTAGGGCGTGACCCACTGGTGAGACTTCATCAAAGCCCGGCCCGGCTTGGACAAGTCCTGGCCGTGGAAGAAGGCGTGCAGCGCGTGGACGGTGTGAAAGACGGAAGGCTTGAAAGCCTTCCGCCCCTCTTCGTCGAGCCCCTGCATGATGCGGTTCAGGAGGCGGTTGACGACGGCCGCGACGTGCTGGTAAGAGCGCCGCGCGCTCGTGGCGTCTCGGCGGGTGAAAGGCTGCGGGGCCGCCTGCGTCATTACGCCGCCCTCCGATTCTGCCACGTCGGGCGCGGCGACTCTTCGCGTTCGGCCCTCTCGGCGCCGCGTACTAAGGCGTCAACGGCCGAGGCTGACGCGCCGTGCATCAAAGCCCGCTGCTCAAGTCGGGTCAGGACGACGCCGCCCTCGACTACGTGCCGGCGGCGCTTCATCAAGGCCGTCTCGCTTGAGGCGCTGGCAGCCGGGGCGGGCGTCATGCCGAAGGCCCGAAGACCTCCGCGCGCGTCTGTTTGGGGTTTGCTTTCGGTCGGTAGGGTTGGTAGGATACGCATGTCCGCGTCCTTTCAGCAGTAGGTCAAGTAAGTGTTATCCGCGCCCCGAGAGAATGAGCCCTCTCGGGGCGTTTCAGTTTGCGCGGGCAAATTGCAAAAGCCCTGCGCGCATCGCGGGCCGCTACTCCCGGTCTGCGCGCAGGGCTTTTGCGTGGATGCGCGACCGCGGCGGCGGACGGCGCACTCTCGTTCAAAGCTCAAGCGGCGGCGGTAGCGGGTCGCCGATAAACTTTTGTGTGCTGATTGAAGTGCGGGCGGGGATGAAGAATCCTTGACGCGGAGAGCGCGTCAAGTTAGGATTTATCGCCCGTCGCACTTAACAGCGGCGGTATCCAACAGAGCAGGCGCGGCGTGACCCTGGAAAAGTTCGCCGCGTTTTGCTTTTCAGCAAAACGTCTTTTCACCCACCTTCGATACCTGAATCAAAAAGAACTGAGTGTGACTATACACACCGCGACACAAGGCGTCAACGTTTTATCGCTCCGTTAAAGTCTTACCGTCGAACTCTATCAAGGTCGGGTATAGCGGCATTCCCAAGTAATACCGTTTGGCGGCGTCCCATCCTTTAAGCCCTCTCGCTAGAATGTGACGCTGAAGTAAGCGGGGCGTCACGCACAACTCTTTTGCGATTTGAACTTGCGTGGCATCGATGCCATGCTTTTGAATTGCCTGCTTTAAGGCTTCTTCATCGAACCTCTCGCCGCCGCCGCGCGTCTCGCGCCGGTAGAACTCGAAAGCCTTGCCGATGATCTCCAACTCTTCGGGCGTGTTCTGATGTCCGGCGAAGCCGTGCACCGTTACTAGCCGCCCGTGCGTGGGGTGTGAATGTACGTCAATTTTGAGCGCGCTATTCCTGTGCGTGATTCGCGCGGCGAAGTAGTAAACGAACTTCTCAGGCTTGCCGTCATCTCCTTCCGTCCACGTGTAAGAGAGGAACGCGCCCGAAGGCTTGGGCATCTCCTCTGTTGAGTCGAGTCCGACTATCTCGACCTTAAAACCGGCGTAGCGCGGGATGAAATGATTATCCGTGACGGTCTTAATGCGATACTTCCCGCGTTTGATTTCTGGCGTGTCAAGTGTCACGACAAAGCGCGGGTCGGGGGCGAGGCCGAAGACGTAGCTGGTGACGCCCTTCGGCGGCCTATGCTTCTTAAACTTCTTTCCCTTCACCCAATGACTACCGAAGCGGCGCATAGTCGGGTAGTGCTGGATTACGCTATCGCGCGCCGTCGGCGTGAGTACGTTATCGAGAAAATCCGGGTCACAGTAAGGGCATTTAGTCTTCGACATCACAGCTACTCCCCCGCCTACGACCTATTTCCGAAGAAGTTTTTTCCAAGAGTCCTGATAGTTGTTTTCGTCGAACACTACCTGTTCAATCTTTTTCACTCCAGGCGGAATTTCATCGGCGCTGATATATAACTCGAAGGGGGTAGGCTCCCCAGGCATCGCATCCGCATAGGTTGTGTGACCGCCGAGAAGTTTGCCAACTCCGTCTCGATAGAGAAAAGTTATCCAAACGCTTGTCTTGCCGGGGTAAGGGTTTTTAACCTCGCCAGTCACGTGAACTGCGCCGTACTCATTCGTGCGCGACCTTACCCCTACCAATTCAAAAGGTAGGAAATCTGACGACCTGTAGACTGTTGGTTCATAGTGAGCGGCAAGAGGTCTGATTTCGATTTTTGCAGGCATTTCGTCGGCAAAAGTAAAGCCGCAGAAAGCAATTCTACTCTTCGGGGGAATTCCCGCCGAACTATAGGTCTGTGTGGTAATGACGGAGCTGTCCGCAGCCCTAGCGGTCATCCTCACGCTAGGGCTTGAGGCGAATTGATCCTCGTAGGGGTTCTCGACAATAACTATAAAACTGACCTTGACCTTGCCGATACTGGTAGGGGAAACATACGAGGCCGATTCGATAACCGTGGTTTCGGTATCTCGCGTAACTTGAGCCAACGCCGGTGCCGAGAGGGCGAGCGCCGCGATGATTGCGAGTAATGTTAGACGTGAGCGCATCTTCATCCTTTCGCCGCCCTGCCCCGTACGTAGGCATCCATACCTTATTTTTTTGGCCTCGGCAATAGCTAAATTCAATCGTTTGAGTAATTAGCTAATCGGTTAATTGAATAATCGCTTACGCGAATAACTGAGTATTCAGCCACGCGATTTCAACCACCTTTCCAAGAGTTCTTCGACCAATTCGCTGAACTCCTTATCCTCCAAAGCCAGCGCCGACTTAACCTGCTTGTGAACGTCCCGGCGGATGTAGGCGGAGGCTTGGGTGTACTCCTCCTTGTTCTCGCGCTTCCCGCCGGCGTAGCCGCGGGGTCGGCCCCTGCCCCGCTTGCCCGACTCCTCTTCTCGCTTCAGCTCCGCGCGGGCGTCGAAGATGGAGCTGAACTTGCTCCGGTTAGCCACTAGGCGATCTCCTCCCCCACGGCGATGTACGCGCGCCAGGCGGCCTCGGCGCGCGCGTCGCCGACCTTGTTGACGGGCCTCCCTTGCAGCGCGGCCTTCTGGAAAGCCACCAAGCGCGGTATCTCGCCTCTGAACAGCGGCAGGCCGCGGTCTTCGAGCAGCGCCCGCGCCTCCTCGCCGTCGTGGCTCGGGCGGGGCGGGATGATCGTCAGGAGGATGCGGTATCGTTCGGAGCCTATCTTCTCCAGCGCCGCCACGGTCTGAATCAGGGCGTCAATGGCTAAAGCGTCCGGCGTCGTCGGGATGATGAGCAAGTCGCACCCGTCGGCCAGCTCCTTGAGGTCGGACTCTTCCGGCCGGGCCTCGGTGTCAATGACGATGTGCTCGAACGCTCTCGCGTGGCGCGCGGCCTGCCGCTCGTCAACGACGCGGAAGGGAAGCTCGCCCCGTTTAGTCCAGCCCGTCGCCGAGCGGTTCGGGTCGCCGTCGATAAGCAGGGCAGGGGACTTCTGCTGCATGTAGGCGGCGAGGTGGACAGCCGTCGTCGTCTTTCCCACCCCGCCTTTGAAGCTGGCTACGGTAATAATCATTCGGCTTCAGCGGCCTCGTTTCGCATACCCAATATTCCTTCAATCTGCTTGGGAATTGCTTTGTTGAAGGTAACAACCTCAGGCCATAGATAGCCCAGGTGTGTTACCTGTTTCGGGTCGCTCATTAGGTCTTTTGACCACCTCGCAACTTCGGCGTCTAGCCTGTACACCTCCTTGACGATTGGCCTAGTCCTCTCGTAAAGGGACGGAGCTAACGTCGCCACGACGAGTTGGGCGCCGAGCATTTCTGTGTAGATGGTGGCCATCCTGCTGTCATGTTCCTCCACGTGTTTTACCGTGAAGGTGTTTGGTTCATGTCTAGCCCACCACGTCAGCGCTTCGAGCGACTGTCCGCCGGCAGCTATCTTCCGCGTCAGTTCCGCGACCGCCAGCCGTGTCTCGCGCAGGATTTCATCCTCTCTGTTTTGCTGCCGCCTGTCCGCGGCCTCCTTCTGCGAGCGGTTCCAGCGGTCAAGTTCATCCTTGCGAGATTCTCGCCACTTTTTCTCTTCCAGATTCCACTGCTTTTTGCTCGACAGATATACCCCGCTGAGGGCTAGGAGCGCGCCTACGCTCGTCCCGATCAGGCTGGGCAGGGAATCGAAGAATAATTGCCGGAATGTTTTAGGCGCTGCCTGCGCCTTGTAGTAATCAATCTGTGCCTGAACCAGTTGCCGCTGAAGGTCGTCAGGCTGGCTTTGGGCGTGAGCGCATAGCGGCGCGCACCCAACGAGTAGTAGGAGTAGCAGCGGCCCGGGGGTTGTTATCTTTTTTGGCCAGACCATGACTATATAGCTTTTTTGCTTATCCGGTTATTTGCGTACGCGAATACTCGAATAAGCAAAAAACCGATTATTCAAGCTTGCCATTGCGCCCCTCCATCAACCGCTCGACCATCTCGGCGAGCCGGTCAAGGCGAGCATTGGCCTGTGTGCTCTGCTCGACGAGGCGGTCTATCCGCGCGTTCGCCTGCGCACCCTGCTCGGCCAGTCGCCGCAACTCGTCTTCCGTGTGAATCTGCGCGTCAACTAGGGCGGCTATCTTCTGCTCGCTGTTGGCCTGCGCCTCCGCGAGTTCGGCTTGCGCGGCGGTCAGTTGCGCCTGCGCCGCCCCAAGCTGGTTAATCCACCCGAGGTGTGTGTCGAACCGCTCGCCGTGGCTCTGCACCAACCGCGTGAGCGTGACGAAGGCGCCCTCTAACTCCGCTACCCTATCCTCTGTGCTCATCTCCTAGTGCCTTTCTTCACGCTGCGTCCTTTCCTTCGGGTTCGCGCCCATCACGCTCGCGGCTCACCCGGTAGCGCCTCCGCATGTCGTCGAGCATCGCCTTCAGTTCGGGGCTCGGCTCGGGGCGCTTCCGCTCGGGCGTCTTGACGAGGCGCGGCCCGCGGCCGGCGCTGAGGTGCTCGATGATGTCGGGCTCGTGCTCGTCGCTCACGGCTTCGCCTCCGGTTTCTTCCGCGACCTGCGCGGGGGCTCTTGTGCTTCAGCCTTGCGCGGGCGGCCTGTTTTCTTCGGCGGCTCAAACGTCGTTAGGTCGCCTTCGGGAATCATCCACACATCCCCGCGTGACTCTTTCCGCACGTAGGCGTTTGGCAGGAGCCCCCGTTGACACCATAGCCGCACGTTGGCCGCCGTGACGTTGAACCGTTCAGCGACTTGCGACGTGGATAAGTCTTTCGCGCTCATGGTCGGACATCCTAGCGCGTGCGCAATTACTTTGTAAAGAAATAATTTGCGCGTGCGATTATTATTCTCTTGACTTATATGTTTGCGCGTGCGAAAATACTTTTCACGTTAGGACATTGAAGCGGAGGCGGCAAGACATGCTGAACATCAACCCCGAGACGATGCATGCGATAGCGCAAGAGGCTTTCGACAAGGCGCAGGGCGACGGGCGCTGGCAGCGGGCGATTGCGAAGGCGGTCGAGCAGATACGTGAGAACCCTTACATCCACTTCGACGGCTCAGCCGCGCTCATCCTCTCGCCCGAGTCGAACGAAATCTACACCGCGAACGGCACGTGCCAGTGCAAGGCGTTCGAGAACGGCCACCGGCCTTGCTGGCACCGCGCCGCGGCTCGACTCCTCAAGAGGTATCACGAGCGCAAGGGGCACTAAGCCCGACAGTGAAGGGAAGGGGCGCACCTCACGCGCTCTGGATTCGCCTCCGACAGTGAACAGACGAGAGCCCCGCGGCCACTTTCCAGGGCAACCGCAGGGCTCGACACCAACGAAGGGAAACCAACGCCGATGCGAAGGCAGAATAACACTGAGCGCGCGCGCCGTGCCGCCGAAGACCTCGACACCATCCGCGAAGTCTACGAGCGCGGCGGGGGCGTCTCACGCTCTTACCGCGTCAACCTTTCCCGAGCTATCAACAAGGCGGCAGACATGGCGGTCGTGCGCCTGGGGCGCTCCTACCCCGAGAAGTACGAGCAGGCGGAACGCGCGCTTAAGGGGACGAGTTACTACAAGGCGCGCATAGAAGAGGTGCGTTTCTGGTGCGAGGAGATACGCGCCTTGTGGGAGCGGCCCCACGACATGACGGCCGAAGAGTTTGAGGGCGCACGGGGGAAGCCCCCGAAGAAGGCGACAGGGAAGAAGGCGAAGACGCTCACCCTCGAACTGACGCGGGACGTGCCGCACGTCGGTTTCGTCCGTGACGAAAAGGTTTCCGTGACCGAGACCGACGCCCTCAAGTTTTGGGACATCGGCGTCGCGCGCCGCCGGGGCGAGTCGGCGGGCATCGGGCGCGTCGTCGCCGTCACACCCGAATCAATCACTCTCCGCCGCGTGGACGGCGATGAAGTTTACGACCGCGCCGACCTGGAACTGCTCGGCGTCGCCTCACCCGAACCGGTCGGCAAGCTCGACGGCCTCACCGACGAACAGCGCGCGCAGGTCGTGAAGGCGCGCAAAGCCCTTGAAGCCCTCGGCGGCGAAGACGATCAGATTCTCCGCGGCACCGAGCGGTACAGGCTCGAAAAGATCATCTTCGACATCGAGTACCCGGCCGACGACCCCGACGACTGGGGCGCGTGGGAAGAGAAGGGAGGCGAAGACTAAGACCGCGAACGAAGCGGGCCGGGCGCGTGCTGAAGACACGCGCCCGGCCCTCGGCCACAGTTCAGAGACTTTGGAGAGTTCAGACCATGACCAAGAAGAAAGTACAGCCGGCCGCGGCGCCGGGCAAGGGCGAAGCGCCCGCGCTCAGTTGGGCGAAAGACATCAGCGGGCGCAACCCGCTCACGCTTGAAGAGGTGAGGGAACTGGCGAGAGACATCGCCGTCCGCCTGGAGATGGAAGAGGGCCGCGGCCTGCTGCTCATTCTCCACGCGCTCACCTACTCCATGATCATGGGCGACCGCGAGCACATCTTGCAGGCGGTTAAAGAAGAGTCCGCGTGGCTCTTCCCCGCCTTCGACACGATGGTCAGAGAAGAGATGCGGCAGCACCTCGCGCAACTCCGCGCGAAAGGGGGTGCGCGATGAACAGAATGCCGTCCGGCATCTACGAAGACGCCGACGACTTCGCGCACCTGCATGCGCGACCCCGACACCGACAGAAAGGTGAGGGCGGCGCTCGAACTCGCCTTCATCGACGTGGCGGTCTACAAAGACATCCGCGTCCCGTTCTACACCTACCCGCGCGAGGCGTTTCTTGCGATATGGGGCACGCCGAACCCGCGCGACAAGCCCGCGCACGACGGGCAGACCTTCCACCACTACGCCTGCCCGGTCATAAGGCTAATGCACCTCGTAAGCTTCGCCATCCGGGGGCGCTCGCTGAAAGAGTACGAGGAGCAGCTAAGCCCCGACTACAAGTGCGACGAGTGTCACGCCGCCCTTCGTCGAATCGCCCGCGCGTGGGTGAAAAGAAACTACACCCGAGGCCGCGCGGAAAGGAGCGCGGCGGCATGAACTACGAACAGAGAAGGGAGGGCCGCCCGCGGCCCCTCTTCCGCCCCACGGCTCGCCACGGACGCCGCCACCCGCGCCGGCAGAAAGGGGTGAAGGCCGATGCCTGAGCGCCAGCGCCGAAGGCGCGACACCTTGAGGGCGGCGGGCCTATGCGTCACACTTGACAGTCGTTCAGCACCGGGTGTACTTTGCGCTCATTCCCCCACAGTTCGATGAGCTTTGACGCGTAGCCCCAAGTTAAGCCTCAATCCCGCAGTTCACAACCTTAGCCGGGCACGAGCAGCGGCCCTGCCAAGCCACCAAAAGAGGAGGGAACCATGCGTCTATCTGCCAGCATAGCGAGACGGCTCGTCTTCGGCATAGCTCTGACTCTGATGATCGGCGGTGCTGTCTTGCCGTCGAGGGGAGTTAGTTCTTCCAGAGTTTCATGTGCCGGGTCTGAGAAGGAAATTACCTACTACAGCGACGCGTCCTACTCACAGGTGGTAGGCACCAGGCACATTTATTGTAACGGGCGGGGCACGCTGGTGGGCACAACTTCGCCCTACCATACGGAGGACATTCTCAACGTCTGTTGCCCCGACCAGAATGGCTGCGTACCCTGTTAAAATTCGGCCCACCTGGAGGATTCGGGTAATGAGCGGGGCGGGTCTCTTCGGAGGCTCGCCCCATCTCTTTTGTCTAATACCTCCGCCCTAGCCCTGGCACTCGACCTGGAAGTCGAAGCTGGTCGCGGTTATCTGACCGTTGGCGTTGACCGTCGTGTGAATCGTCGTCCGCACGACGAGGTTGTCCGCGCTGCCCTGCGCGATCAGGTGTAGCTGCCCGACCGAGTTGAGCACGTGCGCGCCATTGTCAATCGGGGTCTGCTCGATTGAGTCCACCGTCTCGTTGGCGTTGTACTGTACGCCGCTCGCCGACGTGCCGCTCAGGTGGAACTGGATGTGCGTCTTGAAGGTGGTGTTGTTTGTATTCGTGGTGAGATGCACTACCACGTGCGAGTCGCCGCTGATGTTGACCGTCTCGCCGTTGCAGGCGGTGGCGGTAAAGTCAATCGGGACGGTGGTGTTGTCGGTTGACGTGGTGGCCTGCGCCTCGGCGCGGGGCGGCGTCGCTAACATGGGCAGCGCCAGCGAGCACGAGCAAGCCAGGAGTAGTAGGAGTCGCAAGGATTTTCTGTTCATGCGTCATCTCTCCTTTGGTCAGAGGAAATAGGGCACGCCCCGCGGCGGAAGTTCGGCGCGCTGGTGGACTGGTGAGTGAACGCCGGCGAGATGAGCTAAGGCCCCGGCGTTCATCCGTAGAACTGTCTTTCGCGTAGCGCCGGAACTCTATACCGAAATGAAAAGGGAAGGCAAGGGAGAGGACAGGCAAGAAGAGCGGACAGTGAACAGAGAAGGGAGGGGCGCCCGCGGGCTCTCTTCCGTCCCACGGCACGCACCCCGCCCGCCACGCGCGCCACGCTGGCGCAGGCTGCACGATTCAGCCCCGAGACGTGCCGCGGCATACCCGGATTCAACCTGGGGCGATTCTGTGCGAAGTTTAATGTTTTCTACTCGGAGCGCTTCGCGTGTGCGGGTGAACGTATGTTCCGTCTTTACGGTAATAGCCCTTAACGTTGACGGTTCCGTCTGCCGGGGCCGGGGTGTAACTAGACGAAGGTGAGTCAGACTTAGATAGGCTTTTATATTGAAGACGTGTTGCGAACTCTTTAAAGCCTTCGACGGCTTCACGAGCAACCCGAAATTCGGTAGTCCCCCATTTACCTTCAATGCTCTTAGCTTTTAGAAGACTCTCCACATCGGAGGCGGTCAGGGATACGGTTGCTCTTTCCTGTACCCACTGCATAAGCTCCGACCGATTAAATGTGTAATCTTTGATAGGCAGAGAAAGCCTTTCGGCGTCGGTCAAGAGATATAGCGTGTCTGCCTTTGAATATTGAAGCGGTGAAGACACGCTACCTTTGTCGGTCGAAGAAAGAAGTATGGCGAACTGTACATTCCCGTCACTCTTTGTCCCTTTATACTTGGCTACGGCCGTAACCCAGAGACCTTCCAAGTCGGATTCAGGGCGTGAAAGGGAGTCCTGTAATACGGCGGTGGTTGTATCACTAAAGCGGTCATACTCGGTTGATATTCTGTGCAGCCCTTCGGGCAGGGGGTCGGACACAACGGGCTGCTCGACAAAGAAAATGTTACCGAATAAATGGAAGGCCCGCAGTTTATCACTAGCATTTGTGCCCGACAGGGATACATCAATAAAGCCCACCTCTCCCGCGGGAGTCTTCAGTACAAACCGTACCGGAGACTCTTCGTTCTCACCTGGCACGACATCCACAACATCGACTTTAGTAGGACTCGATTCCATGCCCACGTAGCCGGAATCGCCAAAGTCGGAGACGTACCGCCTTAAAGTCTTTTCCTTTAACCAAAGCACCTTGCCCTTATATGCGGCCCTTGCGTATTCAATGTCCGCCACCGGGGCAATGCCTTCAACTTGGTTATTAACAGACTCGGCGACAAGTTTTTCCCCCGTATTCTCGACGGTCATCTCAACGTTCCACGCTCCAGATACGACCGCGGAAGCCGAAGATACCCCTGTCACCTGAGCCACCCGCCCGACATATGTTTCATAAGGCAGCGGGCTTCGCTTGTTTTTTCGTGAAATGCCTTGGTATCCGTAGCTTCGCAAGGACGGTGATCGACCTAAAAAGACAAACCGCCGACCCACCCAATCAGTGATCCGTAGCGTTGATGGAGTGCCCGAATTTTGTCCAGCTAATGAGGTGGATATAAGAAGAGCTATAAAGAGTAGGCAAGCAAACAGATGTCGCATGTGAGTCTCCTTTCGGGCTGTGGACTCTATACGTGAATCGACAAAGACTGTGGCCTACGCCACGGAGACGCTCTGCGGCAATGCCACCATGGGCAGCGCCTGCTGCCCGTCCCTTAGCATCGCCAGCGTCTTCCTGTATTCGGCCGCCTCGGCCGCCAGCGTCATGTCGATCTCGCCGTGATTCTCCCTGACGGCCTGTGCTATCTCGTCAATCGTGACCCGGAAGAACTCCTTACGGTGATTGATGAGATTAACCTGTCGTCCGTTGAAGAGCTTGTGCAACTTGTTCTCCAGTGTGGGGGCGTCATTCGAGTAGATGATGGCGTGTACGTCGAAGGCGAATGGGACTGAGGCGTCGCCCAACTCCCGCACCCTGTCCATTGGGTCGAGTCGGCGCGTCATGCCGATTTTGTAGACGTGCTCGCCGAACGAGCCAACGTTGGAGATGATGTAGACGTGGCCAGAGCGGGTCATCTGAGCCTGCGCGATAGCGCGCTCCTTGTTGGTCTTCGCCTCGGCCAGCCGACGCTGTAACTCTTCGACCTGCCACATCAGCTTCTGCTGCTTCTCGCCGACGGCGCGCTGCGCCTCCTCGGTGGCCTTGCGCAGGGCCTCGGCGTAGCGCTTCTCCTCCTTCTCAGCGTCGAGCTGGGCCTTCTCCAGTTCCCTGAGCGCGGTTTCCTCTTCCCGCATCTGCTCCCGGATGCGGCGCTGCTCTTCTTTCTCCTCCTGCACCTTGTCTTGATATTCATGGACGAGGAATAGCTCTTCGAGTTTCAAATACAGATAGTCGCTGGCGATGTGGCAGGCTTGAACTTCGGCCATGCCGTTGATGGCCTCGTAGGCTTTCTGGATGCGTGCCTCCATGACCTTCACGTTGTTGTATTTCACCTTCGCGACCGCGGCGTCACTCTCGCCGTTGAAGGCCCGGAGCATCAGCTTCAGCGTCTGGTTAACCGACTTTCGCCCCTCGGCACGGCTTCCGTTGACGGCCCACTCCACCGGGCAGACGGCGGCCGACTTATTCTTAACCATCTGCTTCTGGCGGTCGCGTATCTCGTCCAGCTTACGCTGGTAGCTGATTGAATCGGCGAACGCGTGCCGCGGCTTGTAAAAGCCGAAGGACTGGAGGTTGGCCTCCTCATCGAGGGCGTTGAACTCCGCGCGCAGCCGGTCGATACTTACCTGGAAGGCGGCCATGTCCGACTCGCCCTGCCGGCGCTTATCACGCAGATCGTCAAGCAACTCCTGCTGGTTGACCTTGATTTGCGCGATTACCCCGTCCAGTCGAGTTTGCTCCGCCTCCAATTCGGCACGCCGGGCCTGCGCCTCCGCCTCGACTTGAGCCCGCGCCTTCTGCTTCTCTGTTTCTAGGCCCTCCAGCACACGCCGCCTCTCATCCAGGGCGCCGGCGATGTCAGCCTGAATCGTCGCGCGCTCCGATTCGAGGGCCTGCAACACACGCGCCTTCTCGGCTTCAACGTCGAGTACGGCCCGGTAACGGTTTTTGAAGTCTTTGTGCTCTCGTGCGAGTTGCTGGTGGGCTTCGTCGAGTTGCCGGTGCGCGGCTGCCTGTTTTTGCAGACGCAGGAAGAGAAAGACTGCGGCGGCGACAGCTATGGCCGCCAAGATGCCGAGGGCGACGGTGAGCATTTGAAACCTCCGGGGGTGATAAAGCTGAAAGCTCGGCTGGTCGGGATTCTGGAGGCTCTATGTACGAGGTAAACGCAGAGCCTCCGGTCGTCGGTTATGGGTCGGCAGCAGGTTTGTCCTTGAGTGAGAGCAAGCCTAGCGGCCGCGCCGGGTGACAGACAATATGCCACGTAGGAGGCATACGTCAACGTCTGAGAGACAAGGCTAGGTCCCGCGCCGCGTGCGCGCTTTGCCGCTTCCCTTGAGAGATTCACTCCTTAGACGGCCCGCAGTACCCCTGGATTCAACACAGGGCGATTCTGCGCGAAGTTTGAGGGAGGGAAGCGAGCAGGATTTCCGCATAGCGAAAAGTGCGCGGAGCACCGGCCGGAGCGCAGGGGGCATCAAATAGTTTGACCTCAACGGTCGTTGGGGTTTATCTTTATCGCAAATCAACCTCGGCTGGGCCGCGAGGCTCACCGAGTCCCTCCGGGTTGCGGCCCGGAGGTTTTATTTTATGCCCCCAATTAACCGCACGATCTTCCTCGTAGACGGCTTCAACCTTTACCATTCCCTCAAGAGTGCGAGCCACGATTTGGGCGGTGCGGGAACGCGCTGGCTCGACATCCGCGCGCTGTGCGCCTCGTACCTGTCGGCCATCGGTGGCAACGCTCAGGTGGAGGCCATCTACTACTTCTCCGCGCTCGCCACGCACCTTCTAGCCGTAGACCCGCAAATCACCGCGCGGCATCAGGCTTACCTCGAATGCCTGACGGCCACGGGCGTTTCGGTCGAGCTGGCCCGCTTCAAAAAGAAGCAGTTCAAGTGCATCCACTGCGGGCAGACCATCAAGCGTTTCGAGGAGAAAGAGACGGACGTGGCGGTCGCGTCGAAACTGCTGGAGGTGTGCTGCACCGGCCAGTGCGACACGGCGATGATAATGACCGGTGACACCGACATCGTGCCGGCAGTCAGGACGGCTCAGAGACTCTTCCCGAACGTGCAGATCGGCTTCCTCATGCCCTACAAGCGGCACAACAACGACCTGACCAAACTCACGCCCCTGCACTTCGACATCCCCAAGGGGACGTACACCAAACATCAGTTCCCCGACCCGTTCGTCACGCCCAAAGGTAAGAGCATCAGCAAGCCGGCGAAGTGGTAGGCC